AGCGGCACTACAGGTGTAGCCTGTAAGAACTTAAACCGTAACTTCATAGGTATTGAGAAAGATGAAAAGTACTTTGAAATTGCTGGGGCGAGAATTGAGGCCGCGTAGCTAGTATTTATAACGTTGAGCTAAAGCGCGGCATGAAGATGCCAGAACAGAAAACAAATTTATGAACCGTCGCCTTTCAGCGACTTGTTAAATGCGGGGTAAGAGAGTGAGAACCATTAAAAAACTAGAAAGAGCATTTTCGCTATACGAACAATTAAAAAACCGTTCAGATCAATTTGCAGAGAATAGAGGGTGCGGTAGATTTGGAATTGCGGTAGATAATGACTACCACGCAAAAGAATGGCAAAAATTAGAGTTTAGGCTTCATTTTCTTAGGTGCTATTTGAAGGGTGAAAAGATTAACTGGTTCTATGCTAGATGGCTTTCTAATGATGAGGCAGATAGCCGGAACAAGACAAACATTTAACGCCGAGTTAAAAGGCGGCGTTTAACTGATAGTAAATTTAACCGACTTACAGACCGTCCTTTTGAACGACTTGTTAAGTAGATTTTACTGGCACTAATTACACTACGGAGAAAAAAGAAAATGGCTAAATCTAAGAAAATATTTGAATGCAGGGTTTTGCACGATGGATGGGAAATGGATAATTCAGCATGGGTTATAAAACACCCAGATGGTAAAAAAGAAATCAGGACAACCAACCATGGCGGCGAATGCTCGATGGATATTAAAGATATATGCTCAAAAATAGCTGAAACAAATGCTAGCCTTTCTGGCCTTGTAAAATTGCTGGAGTTTGCGACAACTTAACGCCGTTATAAACGGTGCGCAGTAGATAGTAATTTAAAACGCGGTTTAGGCCGCATCCGTTTGATAACTTTGTTATGTGTTTTATGGTTGCTGTGGTGTAACGGTAGCATTACAGGCTACACGCGAAAGCGTGACCCGAGAGGCGCTGCGGGGGGAGCGGGTTCGAATCCCGCCAGCAACCACCTTTTTATTTTGGGATTCAATATGATTGATTGGGAAAAATTTGCAGAAATAAACAAATTAACGCCAGAAGAATTTCAGCGGCAAATACTAACTGTCGCGGCCTGCATTGGCGCGTCATTTATTGACCAAGGGCTTACAGGTGAAGCTGACACGTTAAAATTTACATGCTCGGACAGTGTTGGGAAAATAGGCGTTTTTGTTCGTAGGCTTGACACATAACGCAGAGCTAAACGGCGTTGCGTAGCAACGTCCGGTTGAGCGACTTGGTAGGTGTAATCTTTCGAGAAAATATAGAGGCTGGTATGAGAAAAACCGAGTTTAGAATTATTGAACAGGGAGACGTAAAACTTGCGCATACAAATGGATATATGTTAGCTGGTGGAGAAGATGCTGTCTGTTTCTTCATTGACCCATCAGGTAGTGCGTACATTAGCGCAAGTACAGAGAGCAAAAGTGGTTGCCCGATTGTGTACTTATCAAATGATGACTGTGAGCGTGACACAATCATTGAATTTTCCGAGTTTCCAGGATGGCGATACCATGCTGGCGGCGGAGGTAAATCTATTGCTATTTCTCTTGTTCGTCGGGCGGTTGATTACACCTAACAGCAGTGTAACCGGCAAATTTTCCGCCTATCGAAAAAGGTTTAGGTAAAAAAAAATAAACTAAACCTTTACCTAATACTAAACAGCAACTACAATACAGGAACAAAAAAACAACAGCGAAATTTGCCATGCTTTACGAAAATTTAAGACCACTGCAACAGCAGGCAATTAGCTTGCTGCGACAAAGCTGGAAACAGCACAAGACACACCTAATCAATGCCTCCTGCGGCTTTGGCAAAACAGCACTAGCAAGCTACCTATGCCAAGCGTTTGCAACGTCAGGCCAGAAAACGCTCTTCGTTGCACCATATGTAACATTGGTAGACCAGACCTACACGCGGTTCAGCCAGTACGGGCATAATGATTTAGGTGTAATTTGGCAAAGTGATGTACGCACGAATCCTATGGCAAATGTGCAAATCGCAAGCGCAGACACCTTAATTAGACGGGCTTTCCCTGACGATGTTCAGGTGTTGATAGTCGATGAGTGCGACTTAAAGCGAAAAGCCATTCTTGAAATAATGAAAAAGCCGGGCCTTAAAACCATTGGCTTGACAGCAACACCTTACGCAAAGTGGCTTGGGGTGCATTATGAAAACTTCATCAAACCAGTGACCACACGCGAACTAATAGAGCAGGGCTTGCTTGTACCGTTTGAAATTTCCGCGCCTTACCGCCCAGACCTTTCAGGTGTAAAGGTAAAGCGCAGCTACGATGGCGAAATGGACTACGCAGAAGACCAGATAGCGGCGATTATGGGGGAGGCCAAGATTGCCGGAAATATCCTGCAAAATTGGCTGCTACACGGCCAGAATGAACCCACCATAGGCTTTGCCCCAAACGTATCAACTGCCAACGCCTACGCTGCAGAATTTCGTGCTGCAGGGGTTGCAACTGAAGTGGTTACAGCAGAAACACCGATTGAAGACCGGAAGGTAATTTATGCGCGGTTTGCTGAAGGCATCGTTCGCGTTCTTTGGAATGTTGGAGTTTTAGGAGCCGGATTCGATTCTGATGTGAGGTGTATTATTTGGGCAAAGCCGACAAAATCAGAGCGCACTTGGGTTCAAGGGGTTATGCGCGGTAGCCGCACAGCAAAATGCAAAACCCATTGCAAACTTTTCGACCATTCCGGCACTTACTACAGGCTTGGATGCCCAACAGAAATAGAGTATTTTGAACTGCACGATGGTAGCGACGGCATGGAAGAGGCTAGAAAGGCGGTAAAGGAAAAGCGAGAGAAATCCACCGAGAGCAAAACCTGCAGCCAATGCCAGCGCATTAAAGAGCCTTGCGAGTATGTTTGCAGAAGGTGCGGACATAAGCCTTTGGCCGGTGAGATTACGGTTGACGTTGACGAAAGCATAGGACTGAAGGCGGTAGGCAAAGCAAAACAAAAGGAAAAGGTGACATACGAAGAAAAACAGAATTTTTACTCAGAAATTTTGGGGTATAGAAAAGAGCGCGCAAATAGTGGCAAATGCTATTCAGACGGCTGGGTTTCTAACGCCTATAAAAAACGCTTTGGAGTTTGGCCTAAAGGATTAAAAGACACACCCAAAACACCGGGGCCAGTAACCAGAGGTTTCATTAAAGCGATTCAAATCGCTTACGCTAAGAGTAGGGCCAAAGCATGAACAGCACAGCAGACGCAGCACACGGCAACTGGGAGTTCATTTTTCAGCATTACGGCCTTCCGCCTAGGACTGGCGGAAAGCATTACGCTGGGGAATGCCCAATATGCAAAAGCAAAAATAGCTTTAGGTTTGATGATAGGAATGGAAATGGCGGCTGGATATGCAAGTGCAGCGCAGGGACAGGGTTTAGCTTGCTTGAAACAGTCACAGGTAAAGACTTTAAAACTCTAGCCGCTGAAATTGACAAATTGCTGGGTAGGACATACCAAACAGGCGAGCGACAGCCGACTCAAAAGATGGATAAAGTTAAGCAAGCAAGGGATAAATTCCTTTCGCTGAGTGGTTTAACCGGAACGATGGCGGCTGATTATCTTGCCAGCCGTGGCCTTTTCGTCATGCCAAAAAAGGGCGTAAGGTTTTCACCAAAGGAGATGGACACTGACACAGGGCGAGCATTCCAAGCTATGTACGCAGTTGCTAGTGATGAGTATGGCGAACCCTGCTATGTTCACCGCACCTTTTTAGACGCGGGGAAAAAGGCAGACATACCTGCAGCACGAAAGTTGTACAAGCTAAAAGAGTTTGAAACAAGCGCAAGCGTTAAGATGTTCGACGCAGCAGTAGTTCTTGGTGTTAGCGAAGGTATAGAAACTGGATTAAGCGCGCACACACTATATAAAATAAACACTTGGGCGACTCTAAACACTTCGATTATGAAAAAGTTTAGGGCGCCAACCAGAGTAAAAACGCTTTACATTTTTGCGGACAATGACACCAACGGGGCTGGGCTTGCGGCAGCGTTTGAGTGCGGGCACCGAAACATTTTGACGAATAACGATGTAGGCAAGGTAGTTATTCGCTGGCCTAGCGATTCCGGCTATGACTTTAACGATGTTTTGCAGAAGGGTGGAGCGGTGACAGAATGGGTGCTTAATGGCAAATAACTTTACAGTAAATTCAAGCCAATCACTGGCAAAGGCACACGCAATGCTTGACCAGCACTTTAAAGAAAACGGCTATACAAAGTACCAGTTCAAACACGATGCACCTGCCACGCTACCGATGAACAACCTGCTT